TCTTGTCTTCTCAGGTTTATCGCTTTTTTGAACCTCTGCCTTTTTAGATGTCTTTTTAGAAGTTTTCTTTTTGTTCTTAATTTTAAACTTCTTTTCAAAAACTTCCACATCTTCTTGCGACAACTGAAGTATATCAGAAAATGGATTTTGTTCAGGTTCAAACTTTTCCTTCAACCAGTTGCGAAACTTTCCTGTGGGATCATGTTCCTCAAACTGCTTCATCTTGATATACAACTGCTTCTTCTCCTTCTGAATGCGACGAAGAAAAGCATAAAAAATTATCTGCGTGAAGAATGCGAATGGGTTCTTTGATTTGGCTGGATCAAAGTTTGTAGTGTACATCATGCAGTTTTCCACCGCATCACCAATCATTTCTTCTTTAAACGGGTAGTTGGCAAAATTTGGCTTCTTTGCTAAGTTTTCTGCGATATCCATAAAGCATTGCCCGATGTAATTATTAACACCTGGTTTCGGGAGATTTTCTCGCTTTGCCTTCTTAACTTCTTTTTTGTAATTTATAATCTCTTCTAAAAACTTCTTATTGTCTATGTAATGTGAATTTTTTGCCATGATCTAAAATCTCCATAAATCTATTTTAATTATTGTGTGGCTGTAACTTTGCTCGCATAAATCTCAGTGTCCGGTTTGATGAAAAGGACCATAAATTACTAGAGTACCTTAAGTAGGTTAATCAGAATCTTCTGGTCTACCTTCTTCATCTTCATCGTAGTACTCATCGTCCTCATCTTCATAATCCATTATATCTGAATTATACTCCATGTCTGTATGTTTGTCATGGTTATTTTTACCATAATTCTTAGATATATCTTCAAAGTCTCTTTGAATTCTGTGAAGTTCATTCTTCTCTAAAGCATCAAAGTACTCATCAATCATCTCGTCTTCAGGATTTGCAATAAGCATAATTACATCTTTTGGAATCTTGAAGTGTTTATCCTTGCTGTATTCCATCCATTCTTGCATGAAAATAGTCATGCTTTGTATTCCCTTTTTTGATACCACAGGAAGCATGTTTATTTGCATGGGACTTTCTAGCAGATAACAATACTCTTGGAAATTATTGTCCACAGACAATGAGCAGATGATGGTGTCTCCATTTTTGAATCTTAGAATTTTTACATTGGTTCTAGATTTTTCGCTCATTTTGTGAACTCCTTATTAACGGTAGTTTAATCATCTTGTATGGAAATCCTTCTTCAGAGTATATTTTGATTCTTTCCACAAAATGCTTTAAGGTGTGATTTTTACGACTCTTCCATCGCAAGTCATCGGAAATATCATACAGTTTTGCAGTATCCTTCTTTTCGCTTTTACGCAACTGTCTGCCTATGGATTGAAGAACTCGTATTCTACTTTTTGAAGGACTAGCAAAGATGATATTTTTCAGGCTACGAATATTTATGCCTGTAGAAAAAGTACCATACGAGGCTACGATAATGGCATTGTCGTGTTCTTCGGTAACTAATCTTACACTTTCACGATAATCGGCTTCTGTTTCTCCGTGAACAAAGAATACCGGTCTTGATTTGGCTTTCTTCTTTATCATATCGTACAGAGGCTTACCGTGTTTTTCTACAAACTGAAACAGTACAAGAGTGTTTCCTTTTGTGGATAGGGCAAGGTTAGTTATAAAAGAATTTCTAGCACTATTGGATACTAAAAATTCTAATTCATCCTGATACGATGCTTCCTTGAGAGATTTACATACTTCAGGCGGATAGTTTAACACAACGCAGTCAATAGAAATGGTAGACAACAGATTGCTGTCAATCAAATCTTTGGTGGAAGTTACCTTAAGCGTTGACCCAAACAATCCCTCAATAGTTAGTTTGTTGGTCTTGGTTCCATCAAGGGTTCCTGTTAGCGCGATACGATACGGACACTTAGTGAGTTTAGTCATTATGGAAGTTAATGACTGCGCTTTAAACAGATGTGCTTCATCACCTATCACCACTTCAAATTGATCAAAATACGACTTTGGTAGTTCGTAAATAGACTGCCATGTGGAAATCACAATTTGTCGTGAGTCCATTTTTTGCTGTCCACCAAATATTGTGTGACAATTTTCTTCTGCATCCCATCCCTCAAGTTTTGAGTAATCAGCAAAATCAGATTTCATTTGCGAAACCAGAGAAATTGTAGGAACCACAATTAGTATCTTACGATCAGGAGGAATGATATCCTGATACCATCTAAGTAGCGAATAAATTATAAGAGATTTACCACTAGCAGTCGGTGACAGCAACAAACATCGTTCTCGGTTTATTGCTGCGTGAATAGCCTGCAACTGATGAGGATGCGGTTCAATAGTCTTTCCGTTGGCGTGTAGTTTAAGACCACCTAAGAATTCACTAAGAGATTCTTCGGTTACTTGCGGTGGAGTTTCTGTGAATTCCTTGTCAAATTGTAGTGTATAGTTTCGCTCTTTAGCAAATTGTGCAAGATAATCTAGCAGACCAATATACAGCAATCCGTTGAAAGGAGAAAACAAACGAATCTTTCCGTCCCAATATCGGTTTTTATACGCTGGTGTGAATTTTGCGTTTGGTACATCAAATGTGAAATACTCTTGTATCTCACGAGCAATACCTGGCTCGGTCATAATCCGAGCATGCACAGTATTAAAACATGTAATAGAAATCACAGACATCTCCCCTTTATTTAGGGAGGTCTGTATGATCGGTTTTACACCACGCCTTGAGTGAACTTTCGCCATTCTATTGCATTGCGAATAATCCAATGTCTCTGAGAAATGCCCTTTAACAGAGATTCTAGATATTCTACCTTTTCGGTTTGCAAAGCAAGTTTGCTTCCCATTTCATTCAGATGTGGATCAGCATCCATGTACAAACTGATATCTTGTCGCATAATTCGCGTTTGAAATGGTTCCCATCCAAGTGTAGTCAATTGTTCTTGACTCATCTTGCCTGTCATCCATTCCCACTTATTTTTATGAAGTATTTTGTACTCTGCGGTCAATTTGTTCAAAATTAACCGCTCGTCGTGAAATAGGTTTAGATACTTGTTATGTAATTGAGGAATACGAGTAGACTCGTCGCCCAATTCGGTTTTATCTATACCGATATCTTTTTCTACCATTTCACGAATTTGTTCAAATTTCATATCAAATATTGTAGCATCAATACTATGAAAGTCAAATTATAAATCTTCAATAATGTAATCGTTTAATGTGAATTTTGCTGTGGCAATGATAGGTTTATTTTCAGTATCGTTATAGTTAAATTCAATACCTGATAATTCTGTGGGAAATACACCACGCATTGATATTTTTTTATACGGAACTTTTTTGTTTGTAAGATAAATCAAGAAGGCTTCTTCCCAAACATCCTTTATAGGTTTTACTTCTGTAAAATCTTTATAAGGTGTGGCTTCTCTTAACCATTTTACTATCTCGTAGTAGTTTTGCATATTTTCATTTACCAAAAAGGTTACTGTGAAATATGTTATGCTTGCGGAAACAGATGGTAGTTTTAAATTTGGGCCTAAAGTTGATGGAATATCCATAGGATCAGAACTAACTTCATTTAAAGCAACAGTCTGTACAAAATAAGAAAATGAGGGCATTCGTTTCATAGCAAATTGAAAATTTTGTGGTATTGCTATGTTAGTATTGTCTGATGGTCTGTTTATACCACCGACAGGTCTATCAGGTATTCCGTAATAATCCGAATTAGTCATTGAAGAATTCCATATTATAATAGGTGAATGACATTGAAGCGGTTGCAGTCATATTGTTTGCTTCAGGATCTGCGCTGTTTAAAGTCATACCTGAAAGTCTATTTGGAAATAATCCTCGGAAAGTTATTCTGAACTTTGGATTTTTCTTGGCAGATAAAACAATTAATTGTCCTTCTTCACTCATCCAATTTCTATATTTTAATACAGGATTATCATCGGTAAAAGAAGTCATACGACGAAACCATTCTTGAAGTTCTGTGTAATTTTTTAGTTTTTCATCTACAAGATAAGTGAACGACAACTCTCCATGTATAATCTCGCTACCTGGAACTTTAAGATTCATACCTTTTCCTCGTTTATACTTCAGTTCTTGGCAACTCATACCTGGCATGCTTACATTAGTGCAAAAGTAAACAGCATTTGGTACTTTGGGTAGAAAAAACACAAAGTTTGTGGCATATGCTAAATTTGTGTTTGATGGTTGGCTACCCAAAGCACCAGCGGTTATGTAATTTGGTATACCGTAGTCTTTTTCCATAAGAGTATTTAGAAAAGAAAGGACGGCTCTGAAGCCGTCCTCTCATAGGGTATAATGTATATTTTAATGTTTTATGGCAATGGAAGTTCTACAATATCATCCGATCTAGCAGCAAATCGCCTTGTTGTTGATAGGATATTGTTGTTTGTATCAGCCACAAAGTTGTCGGAAGATACTGCGTTATTGATATTCTTGTTGAACAATACAATATCAGAACTTGTTCTAATTGTGCAAGTGTCGTCTGCGTAGATACCACCCAATATTTGAGTTGTTGTACCGGCAGCAGGAAGCAATCCAAAACTCCAAGAGTTTATATCGGGAGCCGCATTAAGCAACAATTCTGATTGTCTACTCATTCGCAAACTACCAATATCAATTGAACTGTTTTGAGCATCTCTCCAAGCACTTATTTTTGTATTAACTACTTTAGCATCTGCTATAGCAACACTTCCCATGAACACGAGATTTGTTGGGCTTAGTGATAAGTAGTTGTTAAAAATTTCTAAAGAAGAAATTTTAGCAGAACCTGTATAGCCTACACCAGTAACTCCTGAATAATTCAGGAAGTTTCCTATAGCCACATTAACTTGACTGCTTGTTATTCCTCTAGTAGTTTGAAAAATTTCTGGAGTCGTGTTTACTGACAATTTACCGTATTCAACACCAGTTAAACCACCCGTTAAGGTATATCCTAAAGCGGCAAGAGGTTTATCTGAAATTTCACCTAGAACGGTTAGTGGATAATCGGGTAATCCCAAATATTGCGTAGTGTTTGGGTAAGAATACAAAGTATTGATATTCATTTTTCCAACAGTAGAATTGTTGTCTACAACAACAGTGCATAGATTATATCCCACATATGAGCCTAGAGTGAGCCCAGAACTATTCCATCCTAGATTCACTTCAGGATAACCGTATAGACCTTGACTCAAATCGGTATAGTCTTGACGAATTTGTGATATATCACCACTTGTTCGTATAAAATTATCGCTTGGTCGGGATTCGTCTCGGAATTCGTTTAAGAACCCTGTTAAATGAATTTTTGATCTGCTTGATGGGCCATTGTTCCAAGAATTTCCACTACCACCCGATCCCTTTGTAAACAATCCAACAGGATATCCCGCAGAAGAAACCGCTTTAACAAGATTTAAGAAGATTGACTTATTGTTTGCTCTTGAAGATTCTTCTTTAAATGATTGTGCTTTAAGTTTTAGTGATTGATAGTGTGGATTTACAGAATATTCACCGAAGGTTGCGCCGTATGCAGCACTCACACCAGTTATAGAACCTGAAGTGACTCCCATAGAATATAGTGAGTTTAATCCACCACCAACAACATTAAATGGATATTTTTGTTCATATCCATATTCCCATTTAATGTTTACTTCTAGTATTGTATTTGTGGTTGTTGTTCCTGCATCAAATGTTAGTCCTGTGGAAGTTGCGTATCCACCTGTAGTGCTACTTCCTGAGAAACCTCCGTATAATAGAGGAGCATAAGCAGTTGGACCAAAAGATAATCCGCCAACAAAAACTATATCGTTAGAACCATTAACCGAACCAGGAACGCGAGTGGCTGTTGACCAAACACCGCCATCTGATGGATTCCAAAATCTCCAATTGCTGGCATTGTTCCAAGTGTATGCGTCTTTGCTTGTTCCTGTAGTTACACCAACACCATTTCCTCCAACCCACCAAAATTTATTAGTATACTGAAAATAATCAAAATTTAATTCATTATTTTTTTGAGCGTTTAATGGATTGTATGGCATTTTACCCCTCTTTAAAGATGCGAATTAACAACTTACTTTAGTATATTTAGGAAAAATGAAAACTGTATTAAAAGAACAACCCCCTCTTTCAAGGGGGCTGCTCGGAGTGACTGAACTTCCGATTATGAATCAGAAGAGATTTGTTACCTTAACAATGCGGTAGTACATGTTGCGACGAACTGTGTCGTCCAATGTACTGGTGACATTGCCGCTTGAGTTCAAGACGAATGGGTTATGGATGATACCGTAACGAGTCTTGAAACCAATCTTTGGCTGGAACGAGTTCTCGCCAACTGCACGAACCATCTGAAGAGGTACATATGGGCAGTAGAAGAGACCAGCATCGTATGGGCTTGAACCCTTATAGCCGACGCAGAAGAACTCGTGTGAGGCTGTCTGCGAAGCGTAAGGATCAATGTACACACGAAGACGACCGTTGAGAACACCAGCGAAGGTGTTGCCTGTGTCATCCACATTGAGGTTGGTTGAGAGAGCAGGAGCGTAATCAAGAACGCCTGCCATGCTTAGAGCACTTGCCACATCTGCCGAGCAGAGGACGAAGTTACCCTTACCACGACGGGTTTCCTTGGCGATTGCATTGGCTTCACGCTCAATTTGGAAGAGCAAGCCCTTGAACTTCTCAACTGACCAACGACCGTTTGAGTCAACATTCAAGTCAAACACGCCTTGAGTCTGAGTTAGACCTGAGCGAGCACCCAACTTGGCTGACACATAGATGCGACGAACGACTTCGCGGTTGATTTCGGCAAGAATTTCACTTGACAAAATGTTGGCGAGTTCGGTTTCAGCGTCAAGACCGTGAATTGCCTTCAAGTCTTGTGCCAATTCCATTGTGTACTCTGCCTTCAACGCACGAGTCTGAGCAGTCACAGTGGTCTTCTCAATGCTGAATGCCATCTGTGCAAACTGTGAACCAGCAGCCTGTGAACCGTTTGGATAACCGAGTGCTTCACCAGTGTTGGTTGACATTGCGGTTCCGATGAATGGATCGCCGTTGGTGTCTAGACCGAAGTTACCTGCGGTGAAACCAGCGTTGACGCCGTTATAGAACGGATCAGTATCGGTTGCTGTTACGCCACCGAAGTTAGCGGTTTGACCGAGACCAACGCCGGTTAGACCTGTAGCAGCCTTGCCTGAGAAGCGGCTGTTGGCTTCTTGGAAGAGTGCTTCGTCACCGAACTGGTTGTTGTAACGACTGCGTAGAGCAAAGATAAGACCTGTTGGGCCACTCATTGGCTGAACGCCGCATACATCGTATGCGATTAGGTTTGGCATAGCGCGACGAACGAGTGAGATCAAAATTGGATCCCAACGAGCGACATTGCTTGTACCTGGACCGTCAAGGTTGGCGGAGATATTTGCTGCGCCGTCCTCACGGAGGTACTGTTGCTGATTCTCTAGAAGAATCGTTGTAACCGCTCTGCGGTATGGATCAGCGATTTCGGGAAGTTCTGCGTGTTCAAGCACAGGCTTCCACTTGCTCTGTAGTGCTTCTGAAATAGTAAGTTCCATTGGTTTTAACTCCTGTGGTAGTTTTTAAAGGTTAGTGATATTTATAAATTAGTTCTTCTTGCTTTGAGGCTTGTTACGGCTTAGGCGAGACAACATGTGCGAATATGCTTCCATTGATTCCGACAAGTTTTCTTGTTCATTCGCAGGAGCATTTTCGGCAACCGTCATATCGTCTTCGACTTCCTCTGACAAGAATGACTTGCCCGAATCTCCGAAGTATGACTCACGGATGACTTCCAACTTTGAACGGAATTCGTTGTTATTTTCAAAGCCAACGCCTTCCGCCAATTTCAAGAAACGCTCCTTGTCGGTGTCAACAAGTCCTTCACTCATGCCTGAAACAAGTTGCTTTCTTTCTAGTTCAGCAATTTGATTCTTGAGTTCTAGACTCTTGTTGATCTCTTCATTCAAGGAGGAGGTTAAGGTTTCAACCTTCTCTGCCATTTCATCTAGCAGATCAGTCTTGCCTTGTGGAACTTCAATGTTGTGCTGCAAGAAAAGACCACGAAGACCTTCAATAAATTCTTCAGCGATTTCGGTGCGTAGACCCTTCTCAACAGCGAGTTTGTTTTCTTCCATCCACTCTTCAACAACATATGAAAGGTACGACTCAAGTTGCTGAGTGAGTTCAGTCTTGAGCGTTTCAGTTTGCTCAACAAGACGGTTCTCGTATTCAGCCTTGATTTCACTCTCAATTGCTTCAACTCGCTCGTTGAGAGCGGTTTCAAAGATTGTGGAAGCCTTTGTCTTGAAGTCTTCTGATAGTTCT